AGGTCTTCGTGATTGGTTTGGTAAATCAAGTGGTACAACCAAATCTGGGCGTAAGGTAAGAGGATGGGTTCAAGTTGGTGGTAAGTATGATGGGAAACCATGTGCAAGACAACCTGGCCAGAAATCAACTCCTAAGTGTGTGTCATCTTCTAAGAGAAGATCGATGAGTAAGAGTGAATGAGATAGTGCTGCAAGAAGAAAGAGAGCTGCTGACCCAAATCAACCACAGAAGTCAGGTGCAGCAAAACCAACAAACGTTTCTACAGATCCTAAGAAGAAAATGTCAGAAAATTATTTTAATGAGGCCAAAGACAAGAAAGGTAAGGGTAGTGGTACAAAAGATGCCTGTTATCATAAGGTCAAGTCAAGATACTCTGTATGGCCAAGTGCGTATGCATCTGGTGCTTTAGTGAAGTGTCGTAAGGTTGGTGCAGCAAACTGGGGTAATAAGTCTAAGAGTGAAGGATTCTCACCAATGCAAGTTGCAGCACTTGAAGTTGCTGGTATGATTGAGATAAACGAAGCTGGTAAGAAATGTTGGAAAGGATATAAGAAAGCGGGAACTCAAAAACTGTTTGGTAAAACATATAATCGTTGTGTCAAGGCTGGCGATGAGTTGAATCATAATGGTGAGCAACTTAGTGAGATGGGTGATAATCCTTCTTTTGATATTAAACAGACTAAGACTCAAAAGCTTCAAAAAATGGCACAATCTAACAGTCCAAATGAGGCTAAGATTGCACAGGATAAGTTAGATAAGAAAAAAGCAAATGAACCTAAGTTACCAAAAATGGAATCATATGCAAAGGTAACAGAGGGAGTTGCTTTTTTAAAAAAAGAGAAGGAAAAAAAAAAATCTAGCTCAGAATATCTAACTCAAAGAGACGCTGGTAAATTAGCAAAAAGAAAAATGGCTAAGAAAGACCAAGAGAAGGTCAACTTCTTAGAACCAGAGGAAACTAACGAATCAAGAACTCGTCTTGTAAAAAATGGTCACACATATAAAGTTGTATTAACTTGGAGAGGTAAAACTTACATGATACAGATGTTTGTACCATCTGTTTCTAGACCAACTCGTCAACAGGTAGAAAAAGAAGTTCAAAAGGTTTATCCTGATGCAAAATTAATGTCATTCTTACCTAAAGATCTTGAACCAGGCGAACCTACTGTGATGGTTGGTGAAGATGTTGAGAGAGATGAATATGGTGATCCAATCGGTGGCCCAAAGATATCAAAAAAAGAAAAAGAAAAAAATCTTAAAAAGAATGAGAAGGATGAAGATCATACAACTACAACTGCTGAGGAGTATGTAACTGAAGATGATATGAAGGGTATGAGTGTCAAGTCTGGACACAAAAGACCCACAAAAGCAGGCGCTGGTATGACACAAAAAGGTGTTGAGGCATATCGCCGCAGAAACCCAGGCTCAAAACTTAAAACTGCTGTAACAGGTAAAGTTAAAAAAGGATCTAAGGATGCAAAGAGAAGAAAGAGTTATTGTGCTAGAAGTGCAGGGCAAATGAAAAAGTTTCCAAAGGCTGCAAAAGATCCTAACAGCCGACTAAGACAAGCAAGAAGAAGGTGGAAATGCTAATGAAAACTTTTAAACAATTCAGAGAGGGTTACATGGGCCCAGCAGTTACTCCAAAAAATTATGAACCTAAAGATACCATCATAAGAACTACGGATGTTAAAATGAAAAGTGCAGAAAAATTTAGAAAGGGAACTGGTTTTAATCTTCCCATTCCTATAACTAAAAAGAAAACTGCAATTAAAACAGTATAAAATTTTTTATTTATTATGTCTGATACTGTATATCTTGGTAATCCCAATCTAAAAAAAGCGAAGGTAAAAGTTGAATTTACTCAAGAGAATATTGAGGAGTTCATCAAGTGTAAGGATAATCCTGTTTACTTTGCAAAAAATTATATCAAGATTGTTTCTCTTGATGAGGGTTTAGTTAATTTTAATCTATACCCATTTCAAGAAAAATTAATTAAAAACTTTCATAACGAAAGATTTAATATCTGTAAGATGCCTCGTCAGACTGGTAAGTCTACAACTGTAGTATCTTACTTGTTGCATTATGCTGTATTTAATGATAATGTAAATATAGCAATACTTGCAAACAAGGCATCAACTGCTCGTGATCTTTTAGGTAGACTGCAACTCGCATATGAAAACTTACCTAAATGGATGCAACAAGGTGTTCTTGTTTGGAATAAAGGTTCTCTGGAGTTAGAAAATGGATCCAAAATTCTCGCTGCGTCTACATCTGCATCTGCTGTCCGAGGTGGATCCTATAATGTCATCTTTCTTGACGAGTTCGCTTTTATCCCAAATCACATTGCTGACCAATTCTTTGCATCTGTTTATCCTACTATCTCTTCTGGTCAACGAACAAAAGTCATAGTCGTATCCACACCACATGGTATGAATCATTTCTACCGAATGTGGCATGATGCAGAAAGAAATAAGAATGAATACGTACCAACAGAAGTTCACTGGTCAGAAGTACCAGGTCGTGATGAAGCTTGGAAAGAACAAACAATTGCAAACACATCAGAGCAACAGTTCAAAGTTGAGTTTGAGTGTGAGTTTCTTGGATCTGTTAATACTTTAATCAGTACATCAAAATTAAAAAATCTTGTATACGAAAATCCTATACAAAAAAATGCAGGATTAGACGTATACGAAGTACCAATGAAGAATCATAATTATCTAATTACAGTTGACGTTGCTCGTGGTTTAGGTAATGACTATTCAGCATTTATTGTTTTTGATATAACTAACTTTCCATATAAAGCAGTTGCAAAATATCGAAACAATGAAATTAAACCAATGTTATTTCCAAGTATTATTGATGATATTGGTAAAGCATATAATAAAGCATTCATATTATGCGAAGTAAATGATATTGGAGATCAAGTTGCATCAATCTTAAATTATGATTTGGAGTACGATAATTTATTGATGTGTTCTCAAAGAGGTCGTGCAGGTCAAGTTGTTGGTGCTGGATTTAGTGGTAAAAGATCACAGTTAGGAGTGAGAACGACTCAAGCGGTTAAAAAACTTGGATGTTCAAACTTAAAAACTTTATTAGAGGATGATAAGATACTTATTATTGATTATGATATAATATCGGAATTAACTACTTTTTCACAAAAACATAATTCATTTGAAGCAGAGGAGGGTTGTAATGATGACCTAGCAATGTGTTTAGTAATATTTTCTTGGCTAGTTGCACAAGATTATTTTAAAGAAATGACTGATAATGATGTAAGAAAAAGAATTTATGAAGAACAAAAAAATCAAATTGAACAAGATATGGCACCGTTTGGTTTTATGTCCGATGGATTAGATGATACTTCCTTTGTTGACAAGGACGGTGATTTATGGCACACTGATGAATATGGTGATCGTTCCTATATGTGGGATTATATGTAATGGACTTAACTGCTAGTAATGTAATTGAATCTTTATCTGAAATCGCTCCTTATATTGAAGCAGATGGAGGATTTGTTGAATTTGTAGAGATAGAAGAGGGCACAAACTATGTTAAAGTTAGATTAGGTGGTGCTTGCACGAGTTGTGCGATGAGCGCAATGACACTTAAACAAGGCATTGAAAACAAAATTATGCAAGATATTCCTGATTGTAATGGAGTCATTCAAGTTCTGTAATGGATTTTGATGAACAAATGGAAGTAAGTCATTTTGTACTTACAGAACGTAAATGTCGAGTATGTGGTAAAGTTAAAGATTTAATAGATGGTTTTTACTTAATAAGAAAAAATAAAAATATTCAATCTTCATATTCTTATGAATGTAAAACTTGCACAATTAGAAGAATTTTAAAGAATCGAAAGAAAACAAAGATAACAACTGAATGGTCATATCCTGATTGGTAATGTTCATGCATTGTTTCCCCAATGTAAAAGTAGTAAATAATAAATACTTTTAGTAAAATTGAATCTTTTATAAAGAGGAAAAGAAATGTCGCTTAACTTAGTATCTCCTGGAGTCAAGGTAAGAGAAGTTGACTTGACTATCGGTAATATAACTGGAGCTAACGAACAGGTCGGAGCGATTGCTGGCCCATTTGAAAAAGGCCCCATCGATGTACCGTTATTAGTAGAGAACGAACAAGATCTTATAGCAACTTACGGAAAACCATTAACTCAGGACGGACAATTTGAATATTGGATGACTGCATCATCATATCTTTCATATGGTGGTACACTAAGAGTTTTAAGATCCGATAGTTCAAATTTAAATAACGCAAACGCAGGTGTTAGTGTTGCATCAACAACTATTAAAATTAAATCATACGATGATTATTCAGCAAATAGTTACACCACTTTCTATTATGCAGCAAAGAATCCTGGTACTTGGGGTAACGGATTAAAGGTATTCACAATTGATCATTTTGCCGATCAAGTTATAAATGTGGGAGCCGCAGTAACAACTGATATTACAGTTGGAATGGGTGTAACACAGTCAATAAAAGGAAGAGTTCGTATTGGATCAGGAACAACTACATCTTACGGAGATGAGTTTGTAAGAGGTATAATTACTGGTGTTGGAACTGCATCTGGTTTATCCAGTGACAACGAAATCTCAGTTAAAGTTGTAGATAGAGTAACATCTGCTGGTGTTGTTTCTGCAACAGATTATGATGAACTTAAGTTTTTATCATCAACAAGCGTAACCACATCAACATCAAGTAGTGTTGGAATTGGAACAACAGCTGGTGTAATTAATGATGCTAATGATATAACAATCACTGGAGTTACAACTACTTCTGCTGGTGGTGGTATGGATTCAAACATAGCACTTGGAGACGTGGTTACAGTAACTGGAGGAAACTCAACAGTTGCTGCTGGAACAACAGTTATTGCAATTGGTATTGGAACCATCACTGTTGATAAAACAATCACAGGTATATCTACTGTTGGAGATGGTGCAATATTTACTTTCACTAGAACCACATCAAGCAGTAGTACCACAAATCTAAATCAAACTTTCGTTATTAATTCAAATGGAGTTGGAATTTCAACATTCGTATCAACCACAGCATCTGATTGGTACAATCAACAAACTCTTGGGTTAACCAAAGGTGGTG